CTGGATAGTGATTTTTAAACACTTGTTCGCCTGTTGTTGGATCAGTGTATTGAACGCCGTTAAACACACCGACAATTGGAACAGTGCCAGAGGCTGCATGTCGACCAATTACACCAGCAGTTAGCTGAGTGACCAAGTCTCCTTGGAATATTGGTGTCGTTGCTCCGCTAGCAATCCTATATCTAGATTGACCTCCAGAATAAGGTGCTCCACCAGTCATACGAACAGGTTTACATCCAAATGCGCTATTATTATTAGCCATAGAATATTCTCCTAAATATGATTGTTACTTTTTCCCAAAAGTAACATTAGATCTTCTATCGCTGTCGTACTTCACATATCTGCCGTCTTTTTTCGATTCATTGAACATATTATTGTCCAACGCATCTTTTTTTCTTGCAGTTTGTTCCTCGTAATAAGCATTACGCTCATTCTTGGTTTCGATTGGTATTTTCGCTAATAAAAGACCTTCACTATAAACTAAACCAGCATGTCTTGAGTTATCGTCAGCTACAGGTAAAGCAAATTCCGTAGGTAAGTCTGTGCCTCTTACGAGTTCCCATCCCTCTCTAAGTCGTCTACTTACATTAGCAACGTCCTGCTGTCCCAACATGGATTCTCTTATCCATCGATATTCGTATCCTTCTGGTGGAGCAGGTGTTTCAAGTTTTCTTACTGGTCTCCATGGTTGTCTACGAGTATTATTAGCGTGATTCTCGGATTCACGGGAATTTCTGGAGTGTGTCATATCATTATTTTCTTCGGTTGTCATTTTGCCTCCCTAGACTGTATACGTTGTTTTTCTTTAGCAACGGATTTTAACCACACTTCTTCCGACATACCATGTGGTTTTAATCCACGGAGTCTGGCAACCTCAGATTTAGAAAATTGCACACCGTTCTTTTTGCCTTGTGTTTTTTGCCGACCTCCTACAGAGGCTGAGGCGACTCTTTGCACAGCGGGTCTATCCTCACTTTGTTCAGCGTTTCCTGATTGTAAACCAGGATAAACTTTATAAACTCTTTGGTTAAGCTCTGAGTAATATTCATCAGAGTCAGGTTCAAAGCCTTCATTAACCAGATTCATGTGTGTATATTGGGCGTATTGGGTTGCCTCAACATTTTCACCAAACCATTCATTTTTAGATTTCCACTCAAGCGCCTCTTGTGTTGGTTGCACAGGTGCCTGTTGTGGCTGTTGTTGATAGTTTTGTTGTTGACCTTGATACGCTTGTTGACTTTGTATATTAGCCTCTTGTTGTCTTTGTTTAGCTATACGAACTTTCTCTTTTTGTATAGAAACTTCATTTTTAAGACTGTCAGCCTTAGATATTAAATCAGCATCGCCAGATTCATGTGCTTTTTTGTACAATTGATCTGCTTCGCGTTCTTTAACTTGTACTGCTTCTTCTTCTTTTGCTAACAAATTTTGCTGATAAGTTACAGCTGCATTGTAATATTGTTGTACTTGTTGATCTTTTTGTAAAAGTTCTTGCTCTAATCTAGCTGCTTTCTCCTCAGCCTCTCTTCTTTTAGCATTTACTTTATTGATTCTTTTTGATACACCCTTAGTATAATTTTCTAATTCATCGTCACTTGAGGGCGCAGTTGCTTCCTGTTGTTCAGACTCAGTAATCTCTACCTCAACCTCTTCAACTTCTGGTTGTACTTGATTTTGTTCGTTTTCTATCGTCATAAGCTCACTATATCATCTGGATCAAGAATTGTGGCTATTACTTCATCATCGTTGATGATTCGTACCTCTGCACCATCCTCAAGTTTAAATCTCGAACCAGAGTAGCGTCCGATTAAAACCCATTGTTTTTCTTCGCACCAAGGCGTATCTCCATACCTAGACTTATCGTTATAGCATAATGGTCCTTTTTTTACCACATACGCTACAACGGTTGCTAGCGCCTCACGGTCTGTTGTTTGTTTAGTTAGCACGATGCCACCATCTGTTCTAGCTTTACCAGCGTAAGGTAATACCAACATGCGCCATCCTGTTGGTTGTGGCATCCTTTCTAAAATTGAAGCATCAAGTTTTTCAGGATCCAAAACTCTATCGCTTGGATCAATATATGCTTCTGCAAGTTTTTTGTTTACAGCTTTCTCTTGTGATGATGCCGTCATATTTGTTTTCCCATGTCACTTATTGCGTTTGCAATATAGTATAAAGCAGAAAGCTCTCCTTGCAAATATTTATAATGTTCAATATCTTTTAAACCGCCAGACATGAGAGTTTCTTGAATCTGTTGCTCTCTAGTAGCAATAACTTTCTTAATGTTATCGATTACTTGAATTTCGTCCATAAATTAAGATTTCTTTGGCCTACCTCTTTTTTTTGCCGCTGGTTTTTTTGGTTTTGCTTTTTTTACAGTAACTTTTTTCTTGACAGGTTTTTTTTCCTCAACAACTTCGCCATTAATTCTAGCCATTTTTTTAGCTAATCTAGCCATGTTAGCTTGATGTGCTTTTTCAGCTGCCTCAAGTTTTGCTTTTTGTTCAATCGCCTCTTGTTCTCTTAGAAGTTTTTTTTCAGCTTTTAGTTTTTTTTGTGCCTCTAATTTATATGATGTCGTCATCTAATTCCTCTTAATTTATTTTCAAGTTCAAGCAGTTTAAGATCTGCATTTTGTCTTAATCTGTCTACTGCTACTCCAAGTTTATCATCAGCAATTTGTTTTTGCACATTTAACCTGTCTTGTTGTATTTCACTATCCATGATTTTTTCTTGTTGTCTTTGCTTTTGTTTTGCAACAAATTGCTCTGATTCCATGTCAAGCTCTTTATTACGCAAATCCAACTCCTGTTTTCTAATTTCAACTAACGGATCCTCGCTACCACCCATACCAATAGATTGCAGAAACTCATTGGCTAGTTGTGCCATAATTTGAGAGCTAAACTGTTCTATAAGCATCTGTATTTGTTGTTGTATTTGTTGCGATTCTTGTGCTGACACTTGTTGCATTTGTGCCTGTATCTGTTGTATTTGTTGTTGCATTTCAGGTGGCATTTGCTCTTGTGCCATTTGCATAGCCATAAATTGTAAGTGTTGCATACAATGAGATATTATCAACGCTTGTATTTGTGGAGTTTGTTTTACAACATCGGTCAAAAATAGACTTTTGTGTGCATCGATATGAGCTTGGTGATTCTGCTCTGCAAACGCTTGAGCAGGTTGACCTAACAGTAAGCCAGCATTTTCTTGACCTGCATCGATAGGCTGTGGTGTATTGTCTGCTGGTGGTTGTAAAAGTGCATCTACATTATCTACACCCAAAGCTGCATACATTCTTCTATAAGCCTCATAAATTCCTGTCGGTCCATGAATTTCTGGATTGGACTGCACCATTTGTAATAACTCTTGTGCTAATGTAACTCTTTGACTTTGTGAAAAAATATTGGGATCTGAGACTGGTATGATGTCAACTCTATCATCAAAGTCCATCTGTTTGACCTCTTGTGGTCCACTGCCGACTTGATAATTATAGACTGGTGGTAAATATTCACTAAACACTTTTGCTAACAGACCAAACTCTATGCGTTGCGCATAATGCAATCTTTTATGAATTGCACTCATAACTTTAGTGCCACGCTCAAGCAAAGCAACGGTGGTGCCGACAGGCATCGCTTGGTTCATATCACCTACATTCATGTCAGCGATAGCTGCAAATCTTTTACCGGAGTCAACCAAAATACCTAAAAGTTGCATAAGAACATTACTAGGTTCTTTTATTGGTAGTGGTATTAAGTTTTCTCTTAGAGATCCTCCTGTGGTGTCAATATCTCTAAATTCACCAGGTTGTAGCGGATCATCCTCATCTCTAATGCGCATACCTCTTGCTTTAAAACCAGCAGGAAGATTGGCTAAAGTACCAGCATCAATAAGTTGTCTTAAAATAGAAGTTGATGCTTTAGAGAGACCGCCAATCATGTGCGATAAACCTAAACCATAAAAACCTAATCCTGGCAAAAATTTATATTGAACAAAATAATTAATTTTACTCTTCAATACATCGTTTTCCTTATAGTTTCGTCGTATTGAAAGTATTTTTTGCGAATCTTCCTCAATAGTTACAATATATGGTAATTTCAAACCTGTGGGCATGCCTTGTGCATCTAAATCTTCAAAACCCTCTATATCTAATACTGTATGAACTTCATAAACTGTCCTGTTTCTATTTTCTTTATAACTTGGTGAAATGCCTTGTATCTCATCAATAGCCTGCTCAATATCATCTAAATCTTCACTATATGAACCTGAACCAATGTCTACATTTGCATAAAAACCAGAAACTTGTTGTTTTTTAATCTCATTAGCAGACATGCTGATGGAGTGTGTGATTCTTTCAGCTGAACTAATATCTGCTGCTTCATACGGAACTATGAGATCTTCTGGCGCTACAAACTTAGCGACTGCTCTGTTTAATACAAAGTCAAAATATATTTTCTTGAAACAAGAGCCAGCGAGAGGTAAATAAAACAACATTTGATCCAATTCAGGATCGTACTCGTCCATCTCGTTCATAATGTAATAATTCATAAACTCTTGAACACGCTCTGCTTGGCTTTCTGTTTCTATGGTTCTAGCGCCAACTATTTCTGTTTTTACTGGTCCTTTCGCGGGCAACATTTCTTTGTAGGCTTGCGCTTGAAACTGTGTAACTGCCTCCGCCAAGATCGGATGAACTACACCAGATGAGCCTTCAAACGGTTGCGATCTTGTATCGTCAAATTTCATGCCTAAGTATTTCAACCCATCTGTGTATGTTTTTTCCCACTCGGATCTAGATTGTTTATCTGAATCTATTGCATCTAAAAGATCATTAGATATTTTTTCAAGGGTGTTTATATCTATAAAATCAACTAAATTAGCATCAAAACTCATTTGTGGTTGCGTTGGTGCTTGGATTTCATCATCTAGTAGGACTTGTTCCTCATTCACCAACACTTGTGCTGCTGCTTGTATTTGCTCGTCTCTCGTAGTATCAGGAACAATATTTATTGCTGATCCTTGAACTTTTACATCTGGATCATTGTTGGTGCCTAATTTATCAATAGCCATTTTAATGTATCACCTTATTTTTAAGATTTTCTTCAAAATATATTTCTGTGCCTATAATAGCCTCTAATTCTCCATCTAGCAAAAGACCGTGATACTCTGCAATAAGTTTTGCTGATTCAAGACTAGGCGCATGTATTAATGGCCCAACATATTCAGTGCCATCCCACAAAAACTTAGTTGCATAAGTTTTTAATAATAAACTGTCCTGTTCTTCCTTAATAATTTCACCTCATCTTGATAGTCCTCATATAAAGATATGAAACCACCTTGTCTAAATCTCATCAAAGCCATTGTAGCACTGTCACAATAGTCATCATAATCACCAAAAGGGAAAGACGCCATCTCCTCGATAACTTCTTCTGCAAAATCATCTTCTGGTGCCCATACCATGCCTGACTCAAATATAGGAGCAACGCTATTCATGCGCGCTACTTTATCTTGCCCTCGGCTGGGTGTGTACGATGTAACGGGTATACCCATGCGTCGTAGTTCATGCGTTAGTGGTGTTCCAGATGCTTTTGCCTCAATCAATACACAATCCGGTTCCCAGTATCTATACTCTTCTAAAGCGAGTTTTTTTAACTCTGGAAAATCACACCTAACTCTTTTTGCATCAAGCAATATAATTTCGTCGTTGTTCTCATCACCTCTATTGAATATTGCCCATGTTGTTATAGCTGAATAATCAGCTGTCTCTTTTTTTGAAAACGCAGTGTCATAACTCTGTATTACATAACTGTAAGGTGGCACATCCTCATCTTCCCAACGATTCCACCATTCCCTTTTAACAATAGATCCCTCCTCAGCTGTTGGATTTTGCATCCATTGGCTATTCCACTTAGATATAGGTAATGATGCTTTTACACCTAGTAATTCTTTTTTTTTCCAAAACTCTGGCCATAATGGTTTGTCTGACTCTGGCATAATCGCAGGAAACTCCACAACTTCCCACTGATCTGCATTTTCATCGCCTTGTTTGTTGAGAACCTTGCCAACCAAATCTTTAGTGCTCCATCTAGTCATTACTATCACTATAATTCCACCAGGCTGTAAACGCTGTCGTGGACCAGAGGTGTACCATTCATAAGCTGACTCTAACGCTTTAGGTGAAAGTGCATCTTGCTCGGAGTGTGGGTCGTCAATAATTAATAAATCGGCACCACGACCTGTAATAGCACCACCGACACCAGCTGCAAAAAACTCGCCATCCTGATTGCTTGTCCAACGCCCAGCTGATTTGTTATCTGCTTGTAGTTTTAGTTCAGGAAAAATGTGTTGATACTCTGTGCTATCAATTATGTTTCTAACCTTTCTACCAAACCTCACTGCAAGTTCAGCTGTGTGTGTTGTTTGTATAATTTTTAAGTTGCCTTTTCTGCCCATCATCCATGCAGGAAAGAAGGTTGACGCAAACTCCGACTTTGAATGTCTTGGTGGCAGACAAACTATGAGTCTTTTTAACTTAC